GATGATTTCCAGACAGGCGTCGGTCAGTTTTTCCATGCGGTTAAACCAGCCGTTCAGGTATTTGCCCTGGGCGGGTTTTGATTTGATGATTTCGGCATAAAAGCGGGAACGACGGACAATACAGCGGGTCAGCAACCAGTTCTGGTCAGCCAGGTTCACGGCCCTGCGGGTGCGCGGGCCGATGATGCCATCGGCATTGATATCAGTGGCTTCCTGCAAAAGTTTGATGGCTTTTTTAACACCATGCTGAACCGCCGCATCGAACACAAAAAGCGCCACTCTGTCAGGCCACTGGTCACACCCGGCAGGCAGCCAGTAATCGCGCCAGTAAATCTGCGCAACCTGTTCGCGGGTAAAATCCTTAATGCGGGTGTCGGGTTTACCATCACCGTTGACGTCAGTTTTGCCGTCAATCACACCGTCGCGGCGGTCAGAGATGCCGTACCTGGTTTCTCCGCCACGGTCAGTGGGGTCATTGACATAGACGCCTTCGATATCAGGACGCAGAATAAAATTCAGCGCACGCTCAAAGGCCAGATATAATTTTAGATTTTCCATAAAAAGCACCTGTGAAGCAGAGTTAAACGTGGTCTGCTTCATGGTGCCGGAGGCATAAAAAAAGCCGGATTTACCGGCTTCATTGATTAAGGGCGTCGTGGCGGACGACGAACGGGGTGAGGCAGGTTCGGGGAGAGGTAAAACAAATCCGGCTGGTATTTATTGCGCTCCAGACGTCGCATCCGTTTGATGGCCTTGTAGACGGTTTTATACGTCACCCCGTAACGCTGAACCAGTTCAGGAATATTATGGCCGTTAAAATCACGCCAGATACGCATATCCCGGACAAGATTCTCCAGAATATTCCCCCTCGGAACATAAACCTGCATCCCGCCGATATGGCGACAAATCGCCACAACCAGCTCAAGGGAATGGGCAGGGTCTGCGCCAATCCGGGCCAGCTCTTTACGCAGCAGTGCGTTCAGTTCAGAAAGTAACGCCGGATAAGCGGTGTTTTCCTGGTAATCATGAAGATATTCCAGAACGCTGTCGTCCCGAAGGTCTTCGAACAAATCCTGCTCTTTCATCTGTTTCATACAGCAATTCTCCCGCTGTTTCGTGCGCGGGCATATGCACTGGTCAGTGCATCATAGCCGCGCAGTTCCCGCCCGGATGGGCTTACAGGTAAAGGCACACCATGTCGGGCAAAGGCTTCACGGATGCAGCGCATGTGCCACTGTTTGAGCGTTTCGAGCACAACCTGCAACGATTCCCCGTGACACCAGGCCAGCGTGGAAACACCCTGACCGCCATTACGTCTGGCCGTCAGGCGTTCAACGTATTTGTCCAGCGCGGCGTCGCTGATATCGGAGACGAAACCATCAAGAAACATCTGCTGCCAGATTTTGTAAATCTTCTCGCGTGGTGTGACATGCCCCTTAAAGCGACGGCGGGGATGTTTTTTCTGCTTCTTAAAACCGCGCTCTTTCATGGCATCGAGCACCCGTTCCAGTTGTGCAACGGACAGCTCGCGGCAACTGGTTTTGCCCGTGCACTGCACCAGAAAGGCGCGGTAAGTGTCATCGTCAAGTTGCAATTCCCGACGGGCGACATGAATTAATTTAATCAGGGATGTGCGGCTCATTATGTCCCATCTCCTTAATGCAGTGTTTTTCGACCCATGCCACACGAGCAGAATTCAGGTGACATCTGCCAAGTCTGCATTCCTCATGATAGTGCGTTCCACTTTCATTGAAAGGTAATAATTCATCCAACTCGTTCGCGATAAAATCTGCACGTAATTGTTCTAATATATCTTCGGTATCCACTCCGATTTCGTCAAAATAACGACAAGCATTTGTACATAATCCTGAATATTGAACAAATATTTCACCCTCTGTTTCTGGTACACCATTTTTTAACCACTGGTTATAGGCAACATAAAAATCATGAAGATGCTTTCTGGTGCTGGCGGATGCGGATTTAATTTCATTTTTCTCTGCGTTATTCATTTCTTAATACCTCTTCGCAATAAAAGATTTCACTGGGATAACGTTTTTGTATGCGCTCCATCACCTGCATACATGCCTGTTCTGTGGGCCAGATTTTTTCTGTTACCGGAATGGCATCACAGGCATCATTCCCGCAAGTACCAACCAGCAGGACAAAGCCAATTGACTTAACCATGCTCGCTGACATCCTGTGTTGCCGCCGGAACCGGTGAATAATCAAGAATGAGATAGCGCAGGACGTGGTCGGTGATATTCCAGCCACTGGAGCCACAAATAAAACGTCCCAGTCGGATATCGATATACGCCATCACAAAACGGGGCATCCCCTGTTTGCACATCTCGTCATCCACTTCAGCAACGATGTAAACCGACTCGCAGGTCAGTACGCCTGTCGCAAATTCTTTTGCCAGTGCCGGAATGGCATTGCCTTCCAGCCAGGGCAAAGAGCGGCGGAAAGCGCACCATTGAGCATCATCAACAGCGGGGTGCTCCGTTGCGTTTCGTCTTACTGGCGGCGTCGGACGAGGGCGCGGAACGTCATAAAATCCGTTGCATTCAGTGAGAACTCCGGCATCAACCGCATCACGCAGGAAATACACCATTGAAGAAGGTGGCATATTCATTTTTTCCGCCAGAACGCCACAGGTCAGACGTCCGTAAGCCCGTAATAATGTACTGACACCGTTCAGAACTTTTGCATCAACCATTTTTTATTCCTCAGTAATCTGTTTCAGGCGCGAGCAATCCCCTGACGCATCGCGCCATAATTAAAAGAAAGTGAACTAATTAAATATTAATGGTGATATTAAATACCGGCTTCCTGTTCAAACGGAATAATAGAAAAATCTTCAATGCCTGATTTAACTGTAATTCCGGCAACACCTGCGACCGCTTTCGGTTCCAGTAAAATCGCTTCCTTGTTGATTTCCTGTTTCGTGCGAATAAAGCGTTGCAGGCCAAGACGCTCCAGTGTTTCCATCACCGCATCCACACCGCGAATACTTACCGATGGTGGGCGCTGACGCCATGACACATCGCCGGTTACCAGGTTCGCCGTCTTCACCTTGCCGCCGTTCGTCAGTTCGTCACGGTTCGCTTCACACCATCCCTGAACGCCTTTTGAAAGGGTTTCGATACTGGTTTTTAGCGGCGCAATCTGTGAGGCGTATTTCTCTGTAATTTCAGCGATAGCGTCATTCATTTCCGTTTCAAGTCGTGCCGCTTCGCGTTGCAGGTCACCAATCCGGCGGATATCACATACCACGGCATCGCGGGACTGTGGAACATAAGCCGCTGCGGCATTCTTGATTCGTTTTGCTGGTTTAGCCATATAAATAAAGCTCCTGTTAATTAATATTCGCTGTATACAATGCTGGATACAGCACGATTGCTTAATTCCATCTTTTGGGTAATGACATGAATATCCAGCCCTTCTTTATAAAGTTCACGACACAAATATTTGTCGTGCTCACTGACCCGGTATGCACACAACGATATTCCGTGTCTTCTGGCATGTGCCTGTAGGGCGGTTGGGGCAACGTTCAGTTTTTTTCGCCATTTCTTCAACAGTCATTTTCCCGACACTGGCTTCGATAAATTCCCGGTCTTCACGTGACCATCTTTTACGAGGGGGTATCATGATGTCGCCCTCCTGTATCAGTGCACCGCAAGTTCAAACCGTACTGACGGAACATGCCGCAGCGATAACTGAACCGCTTTCAGGGCAAGGGAAGAATACGTCCCCTGCGTCCAGCCTTTCGCCATTTGCCGGTAATCGCGCCAGATGTTCTGCCACTGCTCCCGTGCGTCCGGGTCTGACGCGCTGATGTATTCACGGTCCATGACGTATTCCCATAAATCCACATTGAAGGCATTGCCAAACGTAATGGCGCGGAATACCGCCTCCCCGCAATAACGCGCACAAATGCTGTAATGGTCGAATGCAATCAGGTAAGTCTTTTCGCCATATCCCTCAACTTCGCGCGCGCAAATAAATTCGCGCAAGTCTCCACCATTGCTATTACGCTCTTTAATCCGAATTAATGCCTGAATTTCGTTTCTGATTTTGGCTTTCATTGTCAGCGTTCCTTTGCGAATTAATATTTAGCTGCATCCGGGTTATACCGGAATAACTCGCCTTCGGCTTCCAGCCCAAGCTCCCTGGCTGATTTCAACAAATCCTCGGTCGCTTTTTTAATGATTTCAGGAGCCATGCTCTTGATGATGCCTGCCATTACATCATGTGGCCCGGTCTGGTCCTCAGGTGAGGATTCTTCCAGTCGCACATTCATATTTACGGCAAAACCTCCATTTTCCTGAAACTCAATATTTCTTGTATTGTTAAATTCAAAGATTACTTTTGCCATTTTGTTATTCCTCACAAATAAATAAGCCGTTATTAACGCCAGATAATCTGGCAACCATTAAGGCGGGCCGTCCATACGGAACGGGCAACCCCTGATTTATGCTCCATAATCCTGACAGCGTTTCTGACCAGCTCCGGTGGCGGGCAGGTAATTTCAAGCACCGGGCGGGCCACGCCCAGCCAGGATTCGTTGACGTGGCTGCCGCGCTCCTGTAACCAGGTCTTTACTTCCGTCGCCATTTTGATATTCCGTGACATCATGATTCAGCATCCCCTTGCACACCCAGCAGCATCGAAACATCAACGTCCTGGTCTAACTCTTTGTAAGCCTCACGCAGATAATCCTCATTAACACGTTCGCCTTTACCGAAGGCATTCATAACAGCAAGGCGCAGCGTTTGATTCATAATGCGGAGCGCACCAGGCGTTTGTGCAATCTGCTGTAATAATTCCCGTTCATTTTTCCCGGTAATCTGCCAGGCATCCGCAATTGCGTTTACATCGTCTTCTTTGGTTTTATTAATTGCTGTGCGCTTTGCAATACGGGAAAACAGACGGGCAAACTCAATTGTTCTGTCGCCATTAGCGGTCATATTTGAATAAACACGGTGATTCCCCATCAGAACAAGACCAATACAGGCGGACTCCTGTAACAGACGGAGCTCTTCCAGCGCTTCGGTGTCAAGGTGATCAGCTTCGTCAACAATGACCAGTCCCTGCGTTCCTTTCAGGCGGCGACGCAGGTTACGGGAAAGCGGTCCTTTGCGACATGGTGCATTATTCATTCCCAACTCTTCGGCAAGTTCAGTCAGACATTCCAGCGTACTGGCACGGGATGGCGCAATGGTGATCATCCAGACATTATTATTAGTGCGACAAAATTCACGGGCTGCTTCGCTTTTACCCACTCCTGGATTACCGCAGATAACAGCAATGGTTCCGGTCAGATTAGCAAAACGCATACTTGTCCAGATTTGACGGGCTGTTGCAGTTTCCACAAAACGCGGGGGTTCCGGCAGTTCTTCTGCGCGGTGATAGTTTTCCAGCCAGCGTTCCAGTGTGCGCCCGACTGATTCCATGTTGCCGTTATATTTATCATTCACAAAACCACTGACTGTGCTCAGGGCCACGCCTGATTCACTGGCGATGCGTGTCAGCGTGGTTTCTCCATTTTCTACAAGCGTGCGCAGTCCTGCGCGAATATCGGAAATATTCATCTGAATAACCTCGTAATTAAATTTTGTTTAAACGTTAATTAAATGGCTTTTTTACGTCTTTTCTGTTCCAGAATATCCAGTGACTGATTCAGATATTCATCACGAGCGGGTTCGTATTTATCATCGGGGGTGCGATATTTAACCCGTACTGTGTTACCCACAGGCCGGAAAATACCAACAACCCTTGATTCTGGTGCTGCTGGTTCGGCTATCTGCGGCAGCAGTTCAGCAACTTCCAGCGCGTCCATTTGTTTCTGCGCCTTAATGGCTGCTTTAGTTGCAGATTTCAGTTGTTTCTGGCGGCGGCGATATTCACGGCCTGCCGCAGCATCATTAAATGCAACAGGTGCCAGACATTCCGCTTCACAGATAAACCGACCGTCCAGGGTGTAGCAATAAACTGTGCTGTGTAGCTGCTGCGGATCAAACCTGACCACAACTTTTTTCACGCCTGCATTCATTAACGCCATGTTGTAATAAACGTTTTTCGCGCCTTTAAGGGAGCCGCCAACTTTAAGCGTAAACTCGCCTTTGCGTGAAACGTTCACCGCTTCGGCAGGCAGTAACAGCATCCGTTTTTGTTCTTCGGTTGGCTTACGCACAATCGTTCTGGCGTATTCACGCTCGAAAACATCATCAAACGAGAGTTTGCCCCCGCACATTTCTGTTTCACGGCCTGTTCTGGCATTGAACATCGCCACACCTTCAGCAAGGGTTTTCAGAAACAGCTCTGCATCAACAGCACGGTCGCCATAGTTATCAGGTTTTGCCTGCGGATTTGGCCCCGTATATGCGCCAGCCAGTGCCGGATGCTTATCAACGTATTCCTCAAGCCCACCAACACCGAAAGCACGTTCAACAGGTTTTGCCTGGCCCCAGCCTTTACCGGCAACAACGCTTGTCCAGTGCATTTTCGCGCCCATCAGTAAAAACAGTCCCTTTGGATCGTCCTCTTTCACCTTAAAGCGGTAACGATTGGGCGCGCCCCCCGTCAGCCATTTATTCGCTGCCCCACGGGTGTTATCAATGGTGATGTGAAAATCTTCCGGGATGCCGTAGCGTGTCACCACATCCATGAACGAGAGGCGAATTGAATCAATGTTCTCGCTCACATCGCAGCGCCAGCCCAGAATTTTTCGGGTTTTCACATCCTGCCAGAACCATGTTTTCGGGCGGATCACATCACCGTTAAACCAGCGTACAAAGACGTTATGCAGATAACCGTCGCCGTTGATCCACTGCATGGCGTCCAGGTGTTCCACAGTTCGCTGCTGTGCCGGTATCAGATGCATCAGTGCATGTTCACCTTCACGGCAGGCAACAACCATTGCCTCGTCCAGTTGCTGAATCCGGCGAAAGGCCGTGGCACGGGAGGGAATACTCCAGCCATGCTCGCGGGCTGCCAGTTCCAGACGCTCATAACATTTGCGAAAGGCGGGTTTTTCTGGTCGCAGATAATCTGCAATCAGAAACTGCCAGGCATCCTCGTCAAATTCACTTTTGTGAACGTTGCGACGGGATGCACCACGTCCATCAACAAGCGCAGCCGCCCAGTCAGGCTTCGCAAACTTCTGTACCTGGTAATATTTGTCTCGCAAAGTGGATGCGCTGACCTGGTAATGTCCTGCAACGGTCGCAAATGCCGTTTTCGTTGAAATCCCCTGGTTCAGCATTTCGTCTGCAGCCTGAACCGCAGGCAACCATTTTTCAGCAAGTCTGCGCTGGGAATCGCTGGCGTTATCCCATTTGCTCCACAGTGCCTCACGATCATAATCATGGGCTTCCAGCGTGGGGCGGGCGATTTCAAAATACCCCTGACTGGTTTCAATTCTCCCTTGTTGCAACAGAATTTCAGCACGTAATGCGACAGGGAATGATTTGATATTGAATTCAAATGATACACCTTTAGTCCCTGCAACCTGCCTGAACTCCCAGCCTTCTCTTTGTGCCTTACGTGTAATGTTAGTGGCTTGCTTTGGTAAACCTGCCAAACCGAGCAACTCTTTTGCTGTATACCATTCTTTCATAGCGCACCTAGTATCGAGACGGCCAAATATCTTGCGGTGTCATTCCCAGTGCATCTGCAATGATTTTCTCCGCTTTCGGATATCTCTTATCCAAAGCATTTTTTAATGTTGAAGACGAAAGATGATTAGATCTTCCCAATTCAGCTAGTGACATATTGCGTTTTCGTAGCTCTGCAACGATGTCAGCTCTGTGCCAATCTTGGCGGTTAGTTCTTTTATTCATATGCATTTCATGTAATCCTTTCAGATTCCCCCGTGAGCTACGCTATAAAGTAGCTCACGGCATATCGTGCAATGTAGTGTGGAATCACTTCCAAATCAATAGTGATTTGAAATGATTTGCCATGATTTTATATAACGGCATGATTTTTATATGAATTTATTTTGTCTCTATTGAAATCACTAGGATTTTAAATGATGTCTTTTGAAATCAAAGAATGGTTTAATGCGAAAGAGCTGGAAGGGATGCCTGGTGTACCAAAGTTGGCGACTAACATTACCAGGAAAGCTGTGGCGGAAGATTGGGTAAAACGTCAGCGTCACGGTGGGAAAGGTGTCGCTTATGAGTATCACATCAACAGTCTGCCAGAAGAAACACGCAGGGCCATTAAAGGAGCCTCACTTTCTGATAAACCAGTGCATACATCAATCGCCCATACAGTTGATGAGAGGCTAATTTATGCAATGAGCTTCTTAACACCAGATGAGCAGGCCGCAGCTGTGGAGATCATTCGTGTAGCAGGGATTAAAGGACTTATGCCTACAATTGTCAGTAAAGATAAGGCATTAGAGGCATTAGGGATTACTGTGGAGCAACAGAAAACCCTGCAAACTCTTCAGGCATTACCACCGGAAAAAGTGAGAGAGATTTTGTCTCAGTATGAAGGCAAAGAACATAATTTCCCTGTAAGAGAAAACGATGTAAAGAAAGCTGTATAACAACCAGGTAATAGCTAAGACATAAACTTCACTCCAGGTAATTACATATGTAAGATACCCAAACAGTGATGATTATTTTTGACACACATCACTTGCTGAAAGCCTGGTTGTTACCGTTTTTGAAGCATTTTTGAAGCTGTACTTGAAATGATGCGTGAAGTAATTGCTTTTCGTGTCTTTAATGAATCAAAAGCTGTTTCCAACAATCTTTCGCGTTTCAAGATGTAACGGCTAAAATCTGTCCTACAGGCTTGCAAGCCCCACAAAATCTAATCCCGCCAAATCCCGAATAATCCAATGTCCTCCCGGTTTTTTTCGTACTTCAAGTGAATCAATACATTCCCTTTTCTAAAATGCCTGACAGTTCGCAGAATGAGATTTCGATCATGCAGCTAGTGCGATCCTGAACTAAGGTTTTCTGATACTTGAATACCGTTTTATTCGGTTTCGCCAAAGGAGAATGATTGATGAAATCCCCCGCACCTTCTCGCCCGCAAAAAATGGCGTTAATTCCAGCCTGTATCTTTTTGTGTTTCGCTGCGCTATCGGTGCAGGCAGAAGAAACACCGGTAACACCACAGCCGCCTGATATTTTATTAGGGCCGCTGTTTAATGATGTGCAAAACGCCAAACTTTTTCCGGACCAAAAAACCTTTGCCGATGCCGTGCCGAACAGCGATCCGCTGATGATCCTTGCTGATTATCGGATGCAGCAAAACCAGAGCGGATTTGATCTGCGCCATTTCGTTAACGTCAATTTCACCCTGCCGAAAGAAGGCGAGAAATATGTTCCGCCAGAGGGGCAGTCACTGCGCGAACATATTGACGGACTTTGGCCGGTATTAACGCGTTCTACCGAAAACACCGAAAAATGGGATTCTCTGTTACCGCTGCCGGAACCTTATGTCGTGCCGGGCGGACGCTTTCGCGAGGTATATTACTGGGACAGTTACTTCACCATGTTAGGACTTGCCGAAAGCGGTCACTGGGATAAAGTCGCGAATATGGTGGCCAATTTTGCTCATGAAATAGACACTTACGGTCATATTCCCAACGGCAACCGCAGTTACTATTTAAGCCGCTCGCAACCGCCCTTCTTTGCCCTGATGGTAGAGTTACTGGCGCAGCATGAAGGCGATGCCGCGTTGAAGCAATACCTGCCGCAAATGCAAAAAGAATATGCTTACTGGATGGACGGTGTTGAAAACCTGCAAGCCGGACAACAGGAAAAACGCGTTGTCAAACTTCAGGATGGTACCCTTCTCAACCGCTACTGGGACGATCGCGATACGCCACGACCAGAGTCATGGGTGGAAGATATTGCCACCGCCAAAAGCAATCCGAATCGACCTGCCACTGAAATTTACCGCGACCTGCGCTCTGCCGCTGCGTCTGGCTGGGATTTCAGCTCGCGCTGGATGGACAACCCGCAGCAGTTAAATACCTTACGCACCACCAGCATCGTACCGGTCGATCTGAACAGCCTGATGTTTAAAATGGAAAAAATCCTCGCCCGCGCCAGCAAAGCTGCCGGAGATAACGCGATGGCAAACCAGTACGAAACGCTGGCAAATGCCCGTCAAAAAGGGATCGAAAAATACCTGTGGAACGATCAACAAGGCTGGTATGCCGATTACGACCTGAAAAGTCATAAAGTGCGCAATCAGTTAACCGCGGCCGCCCTGTTCCCGCTGTACGTCAATGCGGCAGCGAAAGATCGCGCCAACAAAATGGCGACGGCGACGAAAACACATCTGCTGCAACCCGGCGGCCTGAACACCACGTCGGTGAAAAGTGGGCAACAATGGGATGCGCCAAATGGCTGGGCACCGTTACAGTGGGTCGCGACAGAAGGATTACAAAACTACGGGCAAAAAGAGGTGGCGATGGACATTAGCTGGCACTTCCTGACCAATGTTCAGCACACCTATGACCGGGAGAAAAAGCTGGTGGAAAAATATGATGTCAGCACCACCGGAACGGGGGGCGGCGGTGGCGAATATCCATTACAGGATGGCTTTGGCTGGACCAATGGCGTGACGCTGAAAATGCTGGATTTGATCTGCCCGAAAGAGCAACCGTGTGACAATGTTCCGGCGACGCGTCCGACCGTTAAGTCAGCAACGACGCAACCCTCAACCAAAGAGGCACAACCCACACCTTAA